GGGCATATCTGCAGGCTTAATGCCTAAATTTGGGATAGTAAGACATCCCCATGACCACCATTCACATATTAAGTCCAGTGTCTGTAAGGTTTCATCTTCAACTAGTGTATCCTTAAAAATAGATTTAAGGACCTGGTAATGTGTTAACCCAGGTTTTTTCTTTCTTAGGGCATGTGTAACATAACATATCATAGTTATTAAGCCCATTTTATTACCTAAATCAGCGTTACCTGGAACTCCAATATTGAGTTCATGGTTAAGAGTATATTTTACTTCTTCAAGCCTCTTCGTATCCATTTACTGTGTAATAAGCAATCATTTTTATAAGAGTTAAAAATTCTTTAACTCCAACTGTAAACCAATTTGGTTTCATTTCAACAACTGAGCTCCAATAAGATGGAATTGTCTCAACAACTAGGAAATTACCTTTAATAGCTGGATTTTCCATTTCAAAGAATTGCTTTGCACATAATGAAAGTAACCAAGAATAAAAAGCAATTTCTCTATAATAATGAAAACTTTTTACGGCGTTGTCAAACTCTGAACATAATTTACCAGTAGTTTTTACATCATTAACAGTAATAATGTTACTCATTTTATCAATGGTGTAATTATCTAACTTAGCTTTCAATCTAAGTTCTACAGGTTCATCATGGTCAGGAACTTTAACTAGAATATTTAAGAGGATCGTTTTCTCATTGTTGCTAGGTAAAGCATCACCCAGCAAATCAGTCGGATGCAACAATTTTTGAATAGCTTCATTATTATTTAAAGAATTCATTACCTCAAGAAGTCTATCTTTAGACTTTTCATCTAAGAAAATAGGAGTTCTCTCATCAGTGGAATTCTGTTCGAATTTATAACGAGCTTTAAAGTAAGGTCTAATTGCATCTTTCACTTTAGACATTTGAGTAGCTGTTGGAATACCTTTATAGTAATCAACTGTTATTGCTGCTTGTCTAAGTAAATCATCGGAAGGTAATTCACCTTTCTTAGAATTACACCAAAGTAAATCTGCCATTAAACCAACTTTAGCAGTAGGAGCAAATACATCTTCACAAAGATAAAATGATTCTGGTTGTAATGATAATTCATGCACAGCAGAACCAAATGCTAAACTACTGCTAAATTTATTGTTCTTAGATAATCCTTCAAAATACATTTGAGGATTTCCTCCTTGAACTGGATTTATAAGGCTCATTCTCGAGTTACTAATATAACCAGAGAACTTTTCCCCAAAATATTCTTTATCACTAATATCTTCTAATCTTAAAGTCTCAATAATAGGAGTAATTTTTATTTGAGATAGAAGTTCTTTAGTAAATATCATACTTACAATAAATTCTGGAAATTAGGGAATATTGTTAGCATGAATAAATCATAAGCATCTTTAATTTCGTCCTCGTTGAGAGAATAAACCCGGCCAACAGGCCCCCAAGATCTATTATGTTCACAATCCATCAATAAACAAGGTACTCCAGCTAAATTCATAGCTTTAAAATTTGAAATAGAATCATCAATAAAAACATCTATTTTACCTTTAACAACATGTGCTTTATTCTTAGATTGTGTTACTATTTGGTAAACTGGGGCAATAGGATAGTCGTGATCCTCTATCCATCGTTTTGACCAATCTTTATTACAAACTCTCTTAGTACAATATAAAGTAACAGGAAAATTAGGACGATGTTTTGGTTGTAAATTTAACCAAAACTGTCTATCCTTTCTTAAATCCCTTTGAACATGTCTTGTGATTTCAAACTCATTTTTTGGTTCTCCAAATCTTTTTAAATATTCAGGAAACCAATACAAAATGGTGTCATCTATATCTAATCCAATTCTTAATTTCATGCTAACATCTTTATTTTAACCATTTATAACTCTTCAATTTCTGTTAACTCTTTCGATATCAGAACACCATGTTTATTACACAATTCAATAAGAAATTTTTCCCATTCATCCTCTTCGATATCATCATATTTATCCCAATATTCTTGAATAATACGATCTCTTGCATCGTCTAGATGTCTAGCACAAATAACCTTTACTGTGTTAGTCTTTTTATGAGAATTTCCTACTGCATAGATAAATTTGTCCATTTTATAAAGTTTTAGCTAATAATTGGTAAAATAAGAAATCTGGAATAATAAATACTGTGCCAGGAGAATTAGTTCCTCCTTCAGCTGCCTTTTTCCAAGCCATACAAAATGGTTTGTCTTTGTCAGAACACGCATCTCTTATAGCAAAATAGCTTGGTAAGTTTTGTGTATTCTTACATTGAATATTTACTGGTAACTGATGTTTAGTATCTACTATATCAATTTTGTTGTTATCAGCTTTTTTAGATTCTCCGGCTGCTCTACAACACCCAGTAAACCCAATTTCTTTTAACTTGTTAACAACTTCCAATTCAAAGGCACTGCCTTTATTTTTACTTTTCTTAGCTTGATAATGTCTTCTTGTAAATTCGTCTAGCCATTCAAAAGTAGTCTTATCCTTACCACTAGATCCTGGCTTATTGCATCTAATCTTAATAGCTGCAATAGATACACCTGTCTTTTCAGAAGCTTCTTCTATTGATGTAAACTCTTCAGTTCTACCATCTTTAAAAGTAGCACGACAGGCAGTGTTTAAGTCTTTAACCTACGTTTTACCCATTTTACAAATTGTGTAATTAAATTAAGTGTTTTTTGTTTTCCGTAACATTTATAAAAATCACTAATGTCTTTAGTTTTATATTTTCTTGGAATCCAAGTATAAATTAAATCTGGATGCTTTTCTCTAATTTTTCTCATGTTTGCAATTCCTGCTACATCAGTATCATAAATTACAACAATTACTTTGAAACGTTGTTTTAATTTCTCTAATACAGAATCGGCAATAAATAAGTTTTCACTATTAGGTGCAATAGCATTTATACCAAACTCATATAAAGTCATACAATCCTTCATAGATTTGGTAATTACTAATAAATTACCTTTTTTGGGTAATAATTCAAAACCCTGAATTTTCTTTGCAGGCCAATTAGTTAAAAACCTTATTCCTTTTTCTTTATTTAATGGATAATAAACTCTCCAAAGTTCTTTACCTTCCATCTTACCACCATAATAACCAAAAGCCATTTGTGGATTATCAATAATAGAAAATAAATTATCGTTTAAGAAAACAGAACGACAGGAAAATACTCGAAATTTATTTAAAGTGTCCAAAGTTATACCATATTGATTCCACCAATTTAATTCATACTTGGTAAATTCTTGGCGTTCAATTTGAATTTTAGACATTTCTTTTTCTTCAAATCGTTTTAATCCAGTTTGAATAATTCCAGGATTTTTAATTATTTTCGGATTTTCTTTCAATCCGAAGTCATTAGCAATGACACGCAATGCTTGATAATAATCAACATTATGTAGTGCCATTACTAATGAGAAACAATTATAAAACTCGCCAGTAGCGAAATCATGTAGATAAAGATCTCCTTTGCTATTTCTATAAAAACCACAAGTTGGATTTTTATCAGACCTAAGTCTACTACAGATTAATTTTTTAGAAACTTTATCTATACCTAGATAATAGCAAAAGATTTCTTCTTCGGAAAGATTCTTTAAAATAAATTCCTTAGTTATATTAGCATTCTCATTAAATTTAAATTCAAACATAACTAAGTTATTTATTTAATTAGAGATCACTAAGCATATTTGAGAGGTCATCCTGGGTAGCATTGTCAATGTCACTATTGTCACCAGCAGGAGCCTCAGTATTATCAGGAGCAGGAGTTGGCTTTCTATTCTCAAATTCCATACGCTTCTTATCTTCAGCAGGAGTAAATGCTAAATCATCCTTTAGAGATAGGAAATTGTTATTAATTTGAGCTTCTCCAGTTGTACGATTGATACTGGTAAAGAAAGGAAGACTGGCATAAATAACTCCATTGTTATCACGTCCACAAAGTTTGAGATAACATTCACAACCTTTCTTAGCATTAAGAACCTTAGCTGCTAGAGTTGCAACATCTTTAAAGCTCTTACAACCACCAACTACCTTTTTCATTTTCTCATATCCATCGGGATTAAGCACACCACAGCAATGAGCAAAGAACATCATTGCACGGTCAGCATTAGAAGGATTTTCACCTCCCCAGTTATTAGGAGTACGCTCTATATCCTTACCTTCTGTTGATGGTAGGAAATAGTTTTCCTCATAAAAACCTTGCTCTCCTTCCCAGCGAACCTTAAGAACATCATAGTCGGTTTGCTGTTTTTCTGAATGGAGAACATCAATTTTAGCTTCTACAAATTTAACCTTGTTAATAGTATAAGCTCTTAAACGTTTGTCAACGGCAACACCATCGGTATTTACCATTGCTTGAAAATTAAAACCATTAGCCATAATACAAAAAATAATTTTTTTAGTTAATATTTATTAAACTTCACCTAATAATTGTTCAAACATTGAACCATCTACTTCTTCTTGAGAATCTAAGGTATCATCAATATCGTCAGTGCTAATTCCTTCTAAATCTTCAGGAATTTCTACAGTTTCAGATATATTTTCGTCATGTACAATTACTGGACCTTTATCTCCTTTAAGAACAAAAGTTCCTTCAAGAGCAGGATTAGGCTCAATATCAAATATTGTACCATAAGCAGCAAGTGCATCATGATTAGCTCCTCTACAAGCTACAGTAAAGCTCTTAGTTAAACGGTTACCATCTTTTACTTTAAAAGCCTCATTGGTACCAATAATAGGTGTCATTGCTCCATCAATTTTCTTCATTTTAACACAGAGTTTCATTTCAGGTTCAAGACCCATCAATGCAACAGCTGCGGTATTTAATGAATACTTATTATCCTCAAGAGTCAATTGAGGATTTGGATTTTCGTCTACTTTCTTTTTAGTGCTTCTTGTACTTGTTGTTTTCTTAGTAACAGGAGCAAAATCTCTTATCTCCCCAGTATCAGGGTTTAAGGCCACAAATTTACCGGCCTCATCATCAAAGCAAAGTTTAAAATCAATTAACATGTTTCGTCTTCTTCTCCACTTTCAAATTTATTAACTGTATCTATGACTAACTTCATGTTAGGCTCAATATATTTATCTTCAAAACATCCAGCGACAGAACGACAGGTATCGTTACCATTAGTTCTAGTTCTGAAACGATACTGGACTTCATCAGTTTCATCAACATAGGTATCAGTATATATGATATAACTGAATAAACCATCAATGTTGACAGTTTTATCTAGCATTTTTCCTGAAGTATATAATTTCCAGAATGGTTCCATATCGGTACCATCATTTACGATATGAGAAATAAGTACGACAGTTAAATCATCTCTTAAACTATTAGCAGTACGAATCATTTCATAATAATTCTTAGCTTGAATAGTAAATTTCTCATATCCTTTTTCAGTTGCTTTATCCATAATCTCATTACTTAACAAGTAATTAAGATCATCGATTACAACTACCTTAATATCGGGTCTTGTAGCAGACACTACTTTAAGGGTTTTAGTTATTTTTTCATAATCATTGCTGACATACCAGTTTCCTTCTAGTTTGCCATCAACAACTTTAACTTTTGGATATTTCTTTTTAAATCCTGGAATTTGCAGTTGTTTATTAGTACAACTTACAATAAAAG